GCTCAAGAAGTGTTGGGTGGTATCAACAAAACACCGCTCGAAAAGTTCCTTGATAAAGTGGAAGAAGTTCCAGAGTTTGTAAGGAATGCCGACAACCTTTCCCGAAAAGAAGAACTAGCCCAAGATATTGAAAAATGGATTGAGGAATTGAGCACCGCCGTTGATGCAGCCGCTGTTTCCTCCACCGTCAAACGATTCTTGGAGTTTAACGCTCGGTTCAGAGGATATAGTTGGCACAATACCCTTCTCATTTATCTCCAAAACAAAAACGCTACCAAGGTGGCTGGATTCAAACAATGGGAAGAGAAGTTTCATAGACGGGTGAAGAAGGGTGCTAAAGGCATTACTATTCTCGCTCCAATTACAGTAAAGAGAAAAGAAGATGATACACAAACAACATCACCTTCTCCAACACCAACGAGTCCGCTAGCTGGAACAGGTCCAGAAGACGCTGGTTCCGAAAAGGAAAAAACTCAACAACGGTTTATGCGGTTCATGGCGGTAACTGTATTTGATATTGCGGACACCGAAGCCATTGACCCTCGTGGTGAAGTTGTTGAACCGGAATGGCATGGTAGCAATGAACCAAATCAAAAAGCAGAGGAACTGTATAAAGCTGCCGTAGAACTCGCTGAGGATATGGGAATCAAGATTGGTCAGGAAGCGTCCAGACACGGAGAACAAGGATATGCAAGGGGAGGACATATCAATATTTCAAGTGATGTTGCTGGTGTGAATAAAGCCGCTACGGTTATTCATGAGATTGCCCACGAACTTCTTCACTTCAAGAAATCCTCGCCGTTCTACATTGGCGACGAAGAAAATGTGGAAATTACAAAAGATATTAAAGAGCTTCAAGCCGAATCAGTTTCCTATATTGTTATCAGATATTACGGTTTGCCTGCTGAACATCAAGCGACTTATGTTGCTTTGTGGAAAGGTAACAAAGACTCCGTAAGACAAAATCTGACAACCATCAAGAAAGCGGCTGATTTTATCATTGGTGAACTTGACAAGATTCAAGAAGAAAAACAGAAGGAACAACCCACAGAGACGCCCACACCATCGGTTGAAACTCCACCCATAACAACTGAAACATCAGGTCTTGGAGCTAGTTTTGACCGGGCGCAAAGAGCTTATGACGCTCAAATGCCACCGGAAGATGACTCAGAACAGGATGAGGAAGATATTGGAAAAAAATGTTCGGTTGACGGACACAATATGAAACCGTATGGAAAACGATACTCCGCCTCTGGTGTGAATCTTTACAAGTGTACTCGATGTGGTAAAGAAGAAGCATCCTAAAAACTTGGAATCCCACATCCTACGAGAAAATATAACTTGTTGATAATCAACGAAATAGGCGAATTATGAAAAAAGACATTGACAATCGCCCACCTTTGGGGTATGTTGTTTCAGCGGTGGATGAACAAACATCCATCGAAGAAAAGTATGAGTCACTTTTAAGAGAGAAGTCGGTTGACTATTTTTTGGACTGGTTACTCAGACGGAGGATGGGTGAATCGAAGAAAAAAGAAAAAGCTTGACACTTTTCAAAACTGTGATATAGTTATTGGTGTAACGATGAAAACACAATCGACAATTGAACGAATTAAGGTGAACTCACCAGTAGGTGAGAAACCCCGTTCTGTCGAAGCCAACTTGTGGCATAAAGACTATAATCAATTTGATAGAACGGAAAGGAGCGGCGGATAACGCTCAGGATTGATTAGACAGACACTTTGAAAACCGCCGCTCCCAGAAAAAAGAGCGGCGGTTTTGTTTTTGGATTTGTAAATAGGCTTAGAACTCAAACAGTGAGCCTCCGTAAAATCGGTGCTAGGTCGGAAAAAATCACTTATCGGTCATGGGGTGATATGCTCAGTGCAGAACCCGAACCCTGAATAAGCACAGGGATAACATGGCGGAAGTCATCTTCGTGGAAGATGCTATTTGTTGTTCGTATATCACGAAGAATAACTAGCATTTTCAATATAGGTGGTTCGTTCAATGGTAGGACTCTGGTCTCCAAAACCAAGAATGAGCGTTCAATTCGTTCACCACCTGCCAATTTATTCCCGTTTGAGGTCAATGGTAGCCTGCGTGACTGTTAATCACGATGTCTTCGTTCAAGTCGAAGAATGGGAGCCAATTTCAGTAATAACGCTCTCGTAGCTCAATGGTAGAGCCGCGGGCTTTTAACCCGTTGATGGGGGTTCGATTCCCTCTGGGAGCACCAACAATCAACAACACGACTCAATATGAAAAACCTATCAATCAACATAAGAATACTGAAATGGCATTTTCAAGTTTCCAAGAACTGGAATGTTTCGGTTTTAAGAAACGACTACCATCCTGACAACAATTATCCACATGGAGTTTGGTGTATTTACAAACTCTTCAATTGGATTTAACCAATTTCCCCATGTCGTCTAATGATTAGGACGCTGGTGCCGGCAATTCAACCAGAAACTCAGGCTTGAATCCTGATGTGGGGGCCAATTTCAAATCGTGGTGTAACTCAGCGGTATTAGAGTGCCGTCTTGATAAGGCGGGAGTCGGGGGTTCAAATCCCTCCACCACGACCACTTTCAAAAATAATCAAGTGACTGCTCTGTTCCGGTTCTATTTATTGATATGCGAAGATATAATGAAATAGGCAACTGGATATCAATACAAAACTCCTATGACAAAGGAATGTCTTGGAAAGAAATCCGAAAAACATATTCATTGAGTAATGATGCTTTATCGTGGGGAAGAAAAAATGGAAAAATAGTTTTCCGAAGTAAAAGCACCGCTGCTAAATTGGCACACCAGTCTGGAAAATATGATTATTCCGTTTACAAAACCGAATCGTTTAGGAAAAAACAATCGCGGTGCGGTGGTTACAGAAAAAATGCTGGAAGATGTAAACATATTCCGTACACCAAAAAAGACGGAACCATTGTTGACCTTCAAGGAAGTTGGGAATTAAAACTAGCACAATTTTTTGACTATAACAATGTCAAGTGGGAAAGAAATCGAATTGGGTTTGGATATTTGTTTGAAGGCAAACACCGAATGTATTTTCCAGATTTCAAACTTTTAGATTTCAATTCGTATGTAGAAGTAAAAGGATATCAAACAGAAAAAGATGATGCTAAATGGAATCAGTTTATGGGAAAACTTTTCATTGTTAAACGAAAAGAAATCAATAATTTAGATGTTTGGTGGAAGCAATTTTTCAATATGCGCTGGTAGCTCAGTTGGTAGAGCAAGTGACTCTTAATCACTGGGTCAGGGGTTCGAATCCCTTTCGGCGCACCAATTTCAAACGCATCGGAAGCCACAATAGACGGGCACTCGGTTCTTACCCGAACGATTCGTGTGGGAGCATTACCCACCCGGTGCACCATTTTGCAAGTTTATCCCGTAGGGGTAGCGGTCTTGGCTGTAAACCAAGTGCCTTTAATGGCTCGGGTGGTTCAACTCCATCAACTTGCACCAATTTGGGCGTATCGCATAGCGGCAATTGCAGGAGACTGTAAATCTCCCGGCCTTTCGGCCTTCGGTGGTTCAAGTCCACCTATGCCCACCAGATTTCGTGTGAGACGGTAGAAGTCCGTTGGGGATTCTGAGCTAATGACTCGGATGAGCCGCCATGCCAAGCGCTTGGCCGTGGAATAAAGGCAATGATTGACGCTCCTAGCACGAAAACTTTTAGCACACGTAATTCAGAGGCAGAATGTCAGTCTTCCAAACTGAACGCCGAGATTTCGAAATTCTCCGTGTGCTCCAATTTGGCACCTTTAGCTGGGTGTCTTGACCGAAAGTGGTTTAGAGCCGTAGAGTATAGCGGTTGGCTGGCGGTAACGGCGAGACTAGGGTTAAGCCAACTAAAAACTCCGTTCCTCATGGGAATGAACTTTAGGTCAGAATTTCGATGTTTCTCCGATATGTATTTTGTGTATGAAACCAAATAAAATAGTATGGGATAAAAACAACATTCAATGGGTTCAAGTTTCGGATACTCATCCTGAGTCTGATGGTGTAATGGTTGTAGAAAAAGATGGAAAACTCCATCCGCCAAAAGTGATTCGGAGAAAGAAACTTTCGTGTCATTGTCATAAGAATTTTGCTAGTGAGGAAGAAAGGTCCGGAAGGGCACTCTAGGAGCAAAACTCCACTTTGGACTTCGTAGGGATACGAAGAGACGGTTCTTCACGGCGAATAGTTTAACGCCTGAGAGTTCGAATGTGAACGCCACGGAATGTGCTGTGGAGGTTGTAGTGTAAACGAGCTACAAGGGCGACCAATTTAACGCCTGCTCGTCTAAAATCTAGGACGCCAGCATTGAGAGCTGGAAATGCCGAGGAAAAGTCCGGCCAAAGGCGACCAATTTACGCTCATATGAAGTAGTGGAAACCTACCGCACTGTCACTGCGAAGTCCGGGGTTCGATTCCCCGTATGAGCGCCATTTCCAGTCATGAGTTCAGCAAACGGCAAGTTCGAAGAAGCTGCATCGAAAGATGAATTATACGACGTGACTGATGCCACGGTAGCTCAGTTGGTAGAGCAGAGGACTGAAAATCCTTGTGTCGGCGGTTCAATTCCGCCCCTTGGCACCAATTTCATTGCTCAGCTGAGATTGATTAGCGCAAGTCTGAAAAACTTGAGAGGTCGGAGCGTTACCGACTTTCCGGGCCATTTTAAGGGGTTGTTGATGTAGATTATTTCCCAATGGAAAGCCCCAACTGCGCAATCGAGCGTCTATATCAGACCCCAAATTTCAACGGTGGTGTCGTCTAATAGTTTAGGACCACAGTTTTTCGAACTGTCCAATGAGGGTGCAACTCCCTTCGCCACTACCATTTTTATCTGCACCGTATCTTTCACTTCCGAGCGATGTCGTGACGGTGGTTATGCGTGAGGCCCTAAAACATCGTGAAGCCTCTTAAGTGCAGATAATTTTCAACAGAATGTAGTGTAGCCCGGTTAACACACAAGTCTGGGGGACTTGAAATCGTGAGTTCAAATCTCACCATTCTGACCATTTTGCTCCGACTCCTGCCTTGTCGTAAGACATGTTGAGCTAGGTAATTCCGTTCAAAGCGGATAGGACGCACCTGTTTTGAGGATATGATGTATTTGGGTAACATATGAAATTCTCAATTTCATTAAGTTCGGTTCAAATCCGACTATCCTCGCCAAAATATAGTTGGAAATCAAGATGCTTTGTTGGGTTCGTCTATATGTACAGATACCAATATGAAGAATATACAAATAGACATATCAAAAATTGATTTTACAAAACCCACTTCTTATTATTCCAATTTCTATAAGTTGAGTAATAATGCTATAAAACACAGGTTCAAAAAAATAGGAATTTATGACCGGTTTATTTTTACAAAAGGTCATGTTGCAACCATTAAATCGAATCTTCTAAAATTAGCATATGAAAAACAACCAAAAAAATGCTTACATTGTGGAAACATATTTCCATATGAAAAAAGAAATTTGAAGTTTTGTTCTAGTTCATGTTCATCTACATTCAACCAAAAAAATGGAGGCGTAAGGAAGTGGACTGATTCGGAAAAAGAAAAATTGTCTGCTTGGATGCAAATACACGGATTTAGGCATCAAAAATCAGGTGATAATAAAGTATGTTTATGTTGTGGAAACAAATTTTATGTTCCAAAATCGGAAGCAAATCAAAAATGTTGTTCGAAAGAATGCTCCGTGAAGTGGATAAATGACACAGGATATATGAAAGGTAAAACTGGAGGCTATAGGAAAGAAGCTGGTCGGGGGAAAATGGGGTGGTACAAAGGATATTATTGTAATAGTTCGTGGGAATTAGCATGGGTCATTTATCAACTGGAACATGGATTAAAGTTCAAACGAAACACGGAAGGATTTGAATATACATTTGAAAACCAAAAATATAAGTTTTATCCTGATTTCAAATTGGTTGATGTTGATTTTTTCTTTGAAATAAAGGGGTGGATAACCAAGAAGGATGAAGAAAAAATACATCAGTTTAACCACCCCATTAAAGTGTTGGGGAAAAAGGATTTGATAGATGTATTTTCATATGTAGTTGATAAATACGGAAAATCATATACCAACTTATATGAAAAATGATTTATGACGCTATTGGTGTCAGCGGAAACATTTGGCTCC